CCGGCTGATGTTGAGGAGATCATCTCCCTGATCAACAGGGAGAACATCGGCTTCAACATCGAGTTGGTCACCCCTGACCATCTCCAGAACCTTCGAGAGATCGGGATCGACTCAGGCGGTCACAGCGTGACCTATGCCTGCATGGCTCGTACTGCCAATGCAGCCGGGTCTGCTCTGAACGCCGTCAGGCTGGAACTCTTCCCGACACCCACGGCTGCGGCAACGAATGCCATCGCAGTGCGTTACCGCGCCGGATGGACGGACATCGCCAGCGGAGCCTCCGACTCGTACGAGATCCCGATCCCCAAGTACATCGACGCTCTGTTTATCCAGTACGCCCGTGCCTTCGGCATGGCGTACGAAGACGAGGGCCTGTCACAGCGCCTGATGGAGATCGACGCTGGCCCGATTCTGGCCGGCGCGATGACCAAGGACGGCATCCTCCAGCGCGACATCGGTCGCCTGCGTCCGTCTTACGAGATCGGCTACAGCATGAGCATTCTGCCTCGATTCACACAGAATCCGACCTAACTGGAGATCACATGCTTCCATCACCGTCCAAGTCAGTCGTTGCAGTTTCCTACTCCAGCACCAAGCAGCCTCGCAACTCGAAGGCTCAGGTCACTGCGACCACGTCCTACCCAAGCACCATCCCGACGGACACCCAGCCTACGACTACCGGCCAGACCGTGATCGTGTATGGCGAGAACGCTGACGATCCGAGCCTGTTGAAGGTATGCCCGTTCCACTTCGCTAACAACGCCACCGACCTTGGCGTTCGCGTTGTCGGATGGAACGCATATCAGCAAAGCACCGGGGTTGTGCTGTGGGTTCCGACGATTCTGGCTGAACTGACGCCGGCATACAACTCGACCGTTGGAAACATCCCGTCGTTTGCGAACTTCGACGGTACCGCAAGCACTGCCTACTTCTTCTCGTCTATTACGGCTGCAACAAGCACACCGACTGTGAACGTGTATTCGCCGGGTATCGGATCTGCGGCGAACACCCCGGCGTGCCACGCAGTTGTTGACACAATCGGGAGCCAACTTGTAGGTCTGCAATTCAAGTCATCAGCCGGAACGATGGGCGCATTCTGGTATTCACTCTGAGGTCTACATGCGTACTAGACAGATACCAGACTATTCCATCCCGTCGAATGCTGCCGCCGTTTATGGCAGCAAGGTTGCTTCTCAATTTCTACAAGACCTTGTGGCTGGCCGCGACAGCCTCGACATTGTCTGCATTGGCGACAGCAACATCGGCAGCGACAACTACGGCTACACGCACGGCTTCAATCGAGTCTTGAATTACTCATATGGCGTTCCTTGGTACGCGACTCCTCTGTTTGCCGGTTCTTGCAGCGACGGCCCAACAACCCGCGTTGGAACGGATTTTCAGCCCGGAGTGCGGCTTCGCTGGTGTGGCAACGCGCAGGCTGGATCTACCGGGACGGTTAGGACGCTGGTGGAAGCATCTGTGTCATCCAGCCCGGTCTACACATACGCACAGAATCTCAAGACTGCACTAGGGTTCGACACAACCAATTACAGCACCAATTCAACCCGCAGGCTTCCGATTTTTCAATGGGGCGTCGGATGGTACGGTGCGTATGTCGATGATGGTGTTACATACACCAGCACAGGCAACAACAACCTGATTGAATTGAGCGACACGCACCCTATGAACTATGGGAGCGGAACCGGTGGGGCCGCGTTGGCATATCGAATTGTGGCTGGCACATTCAACGGTGGCTCCGGTCAGTTCAAGTTGCGGGCCGCTAACAACAGTACCCTTGCCAATCTTGCCACGACTAGTTCATACATCAGTTCAAACACAGGCACTGATGGATATGCCAACGCATCGCAAATTAGCGATTTGCAACTAAACTTCAATTCGCCATCAACTACGCCGACCACTCTTATTTGTTCGTGGGACGGCATGAACAGCGGCAATTCCGTCACGGGACCGTTTGCCTGTTTGTACCACTCCATCATCCGCCAGTCTGGCAAGGGATTTGCGTCCAACACCTTGATGTACCAGAGCGGTCGTACCCCGACACTGATTGCTGATCAGTTGGAGTATTCCGACAAGTTGATCGATGCATTCATCAAGGAACTGCGCGAGCGTCAGATTGTTGCAGGCGGTAGTGGTCGAGTGCTTGTGGTGGTGAACATGGGCATCAACGGGAGTACCAATGACAACGGCGTTGCGTATATCGCTGCCGCCAATCGGATCATTGGCCGAGTTTCATCCCGGTGGATTTCTACTGGCGGTTCATCTAGCCAACTGGCGTTTGTGTTCACAGTAACACACCCGTCAACCGCTTCTGGAAACGCCACATGGAACACTAATCGACCGGGCATAGTTGCTGGAGTAAATGCATGGGCTGCTGGTGCTGCCGGTAATACTTGTGTTGTCGATATTGGTTCTCAATACGGATCGTATCGATTGAATATTGAAACGCTGTATCAAACGGGGAACACGGCGCATCTCAACGCTACGACAGTGGCACAAAACAACGGGTACGACGCGATGGCTGGGGTCATCGTTTCGTCGCTCATTGCGAGCGTTTGACATGGGAGTGACGGTAAGCCCATCTCCTGCTGATACGTTCGAGTGGCAGATCCACCCGACGCTCGTCACTGGCTCTGGGTCTGCTGCCGGCGTGATTGGTCAGGTGGTGTCAAACTTCTCGCTGAGTGACGCGCAGTTCACAAGCCTGATCAATGGCGGTGGTGCGCTTCAGCCAACCATCAGAATCGACTGCGAGAACTTCGGCAGGACTCTCATCATGCCGATGGTCCAGTTCACTGGATCAGCCACGTTCCAGTTTCAGATCCTTGGCTGGACGTTCAGCAGGCCGACGAACTCATGGATCTGTCAGGCTGTGACGCACAGCCCGACGGCTGTGAACGCATCCAACAGTGCTGACGCCGGCTCCGGCGTCGCCATCGGCGGAGTCACCTACAGGCCATTTGCGCTTCTTGGCGTTACGACGACGACTGCCGCTGACGGTGACGGTGGTGTTGTGCCATTGCCATCTCACTACGAGATCCTGCCTGTAGAGGGTCTTCGTGGTGCCAATGCAACGTCGCTCGCCGCGTCGAGCGCGTTCATCCAGATCAACAACTACGGGTGGCGCTATCTGACTGTGCATCTTCGCCAGACAGCCGGCGTCACATACACCTGCAACTTCCGGTGCCTGTACGCCAACACTGGTCAGATATTCAGGTGACACATGGCGCTGAACATCAACCCAGACGCGGCAGGCTTGAACGATTGGGAATACCACCCAACCGTGATGACGACGTCGGCAACCAGCACCGCGACATCAATGGGCTTGGTTCCTGCATCGTTTGCTCTCAATGAGAGGGCTTTCGCAGATTTCGAGATCGGTGATGACGGTCTTGGAAACCCATTCAAACCGAGCATCGTCATTGACACCGCCGGCAGGGGTCGAATCCTGATTATGCCGTGTATTACCGCCGCCTCATACGCGGATCTCAAGTACCAGTTGATCGGCTGGACATGGAGCCGAGTGTTCAATGCTTGGATTGGCAATGCCATCACGCACTTCGCTACGGCACGAGTCAACATGGCTGTCATGCAGCACGCCGGCGCCAGCATCACTCATCCAGCCGCTGGCGCCACGGTGTTCAAGCCGATGGAGCGCATCGGCGTCACGACGGCTGCTGACGCTGACGGCGGTCTTGGCATGGTGCCGCTCCCCAAGCAATACGAGATCCTGCCGGTCGAGGGCCTGATCTCATCGACTACGGCTACCCACGCATCGCCATGCACCATCGTCGTCAATAACTACGGGTGGAAGTACATCAGCCTGCATCTTCTGGTTGGCGTCAGCCCAAGCACAACTGTTAGAGCGATGTGCTTGTACCGGAGAGACAACGGAGCCTTCAAGTGACCAAACTCACCGAACATAACATCAGGTATTACAGCATGTTGGGTACGCTCGTTGGTGGATTCGCGTCGGTCTGCGTGATGCTGGGGCGTAAGGACGAGTCCTTCAACCGGGCGCAGAACGACATCGTGGAACTCCGCCAGATCACGGCTGAACTCGCCAAGACTGCCGCGTCCACGGCCCAGACCACGGTCCATCACGGTGAGAAGATTGCCGAACTGCGTTCGCGCATCGAGCGCATGGAGGACCGGCGATGAGGTGGATCGTACTTGCCCTGCTCCTCACGGCCTGCAAGAGCGGCACGCAGGAGATTGCCGACAGCGCCAGCGCCATTGGCGAGAAGGTGCAGGCTGCGAACCGGTCGGCTGAGAAGGCCAGTTTCGCGGCAATCCGGCAGTCTGAGACGGTCAGTTTGGTGCAACTGGACCTGATGTCCAGCCCACCGGACATCGAGTCAGCGATCGGTCGGGTTGACCAGATCGGGTCTGACGCCGAGGTCATCAGGACCGAGGCCGAGCAGATCATGCTGCTGACCAACGAGATCAGCGTCGAGACGCAGGACATCGTCGGGAGCCTGCCGTCGGTCAAGGACGTGACGCCTTGGTGGTCAGGTTTCCTGACTTATCTGGTGCTTGCTGCGATCCTTATTGCCGCCGGCTTTATCCTGATGCACACGGGGATCGGTCACGCGATGGGTGCGTTGCTCACGCGCCTGATCCCGAAACGAAGGAGCAAGTAATGATCTTTGCAAGCATCGAGAGCCTCATCGGCTCAATCTGGGCAGTCGGTCTGGCGCTCGTGTCGGGCTATGTGGTCGGCCACATCTTCCCGATCAGCAAGTTCACGAAGAAGTGATGAACCCCCCGTTCGCCCTGCTCCCCCGGCATTCGCCGGGGTGAGCGGGGTTCTAGGAGACACAGATGGCAACTCGTATTCAGGTTCGCAGGGACACGGCAGCAAACTGGGCAGCGGCCCCGACCACGGTGCTTGAACCGGGCGAGATCGCCTTTGAGACCGACACTCTCCAGTTCAAGATTGGCGATGGTACGGCCCAGTGGCAGAACCTTGAGTACGCCGGCGGGACGACGCCGATCATCAGTAACACCGGCGGTACTGGAGTTACCGATTTCAACGCCGCTGCGCTCCGCAACAACGGTAGCGCCAAGTACTTGATTCTTGGTGCTGGTTCTGTATCGAATGGGCCTTCCGGCCTATCAACCGCCACCGATGGCCAGTTGCTGGTGACGGTCGCGAAGTACGACTACACGGGCCAGACGTCATCTGGGAACGAGCGGTTCCTGATGACGCTGACGACTCTGACTACCAACAAGACCTACTACCGCACATACGACGGCTCCAGAACACCGGGGAGCGAATGGTCGGCTTGGTATCTGGTCATCACTGGTGAC